TAACAGTGACATTCATCGGAATGTCCTTTACAGAAACTCTAGACTTAGCGTAATATAATACCGTGGGTGGGAAACTTTGAGACTTTTTGATCTTGATACCCACCCGCACTAACAGGAGAAAATTATGTATCAAGCTGATATAGCAAACACGAACGTAACCACTGAAGATAAAATTGTTATTGCGGGAAGAGCAAGAGCTTATGGTATTGTACTGAATACTACAGGAACTGCAGGAGACTTTCATTTAAAAGATGGCGGTGCTTCAGGAACTGTAAAATTTAAATACAAAACTACAGGCACAGCTTCAGGCGCATCACCTTTAGTAATTAATTTTCCACAACCAATTTTGTTTACTACAAATTTGTGTGTGGCGTTTGTAACGGAACATGTAACTGTTTGCTCTATATTTCATAGTGGCGGAAATAATACGTAGGAGGCTAAATTATGCCAAATACTACTTCAGGCACTAATGTTTTTGAGAAAACATTTTATATAGATGAGATAATTGAAGAGTCTTATAATCGAATAGGACAATTCGATATGAGCGGTTATAATCTAAAAACTGCTCGGAGATCTTTAAATATTTTATTTTCTGAATGGGGAAATAGAGGTCTTCATTATTGGGAAGTAGCAAATACAAATATCACTTTGGTAAATGGAACTAGCGAATATGTTTTGTTTAGATCCACGGGCGACGGTAATTCAAACGGAGTAACTACTACCTTATCCGCAGCCATAACTACAACTGCACAAACTACAGGAATTACATTAGCTTCAAAAACAGGAATGCCAACTTCAGGCACGATTAATGTTGGATCTGAAAATATTAGTTATACAGGATTTAATAGTTTAGAATTAACAGGAGTTACAAGAGGAGTAAATGGAACTACAGCTGCCACTCACAGTAGCGGAGCTGCAGCAACTAATTTTGTAAATGGTGCTGCTGAAGTTTTAGAAATGTCTTATAGAAATGCATCTAATGTTGATGCACCTTTAGAAAAAATATCTAGATCTCAATATCAAGCTTTATCTAATAAAACTGCAACAGGTCAACCATCACAATATTATATTCAAAGATTAATAGATAGAATTATAATTAGATTATATTTAACACCTAGTAATACTGAAAATGGAAATGTAATTAATTTTTGGTATGAACAAAGAATACAAGATTCAGGTGCTTACACTAATGCAACAAATGTACCGTACAGATTTGTTCCATGTATGTGTGCAGGATTAGCTTATTATTTAAGTTTAAAATATGCACCAGAAAAAACACAAAACTTAAAACTATTATATGAGGATGAGTTGAGTAGAGCTTTAGAAGAAGATGGTTCGTCTACGAGCACATATATTTCTCCTAAAACTTACTACCCAACAACTTAATTATGAGTAATTTATCAAAAGGAAAATACGCATTATTTATTTCAGATCGATCGGGATTGGCTTTTCCTTATCGAGAAATGGTAAGAGAATGGAATGGTGCTAGAGTTCATACTTCTGAGTTTGAACCTAAACAACCACAATTAGAACCAAAACCGTACACTGCAGATCCTCAAGGTTTACCTCATCCAAGACCTGCAAGAGTAGAACCTCCAACTGTAGATTTTTTAAACGATGATCCTTTTACAACTATTGGATCTTCAACTTTAGTTACTGTAGCTCAAACAAACAGCACAATGTTAACAGATGATGCTGTAAGATTTCAAGCAGTTAAAAGCCCTGTCGGAGGAGTTACAACAAACACCTTACAATTAGGGACAACTTTAAATGGAGATGTTACGACAACAGCCAACACTATAGTTTTAAATGATACTTCTATTTTTCCAACTTCAGGATTTGTGGTAATTGAAAAAGTTCACGCTCAAGACGGTACAATTGATGCTGGAAGAATTGAAGATGAAACTGTTCAATACACAGGAGTTTCAGGAAGCAGTTTAACAGGATGTATTAGAGGAACAGCTGCCCCGTTTAGAGGAAAAACTCCACCTAACACAACAGCTAGAACTCATTCAAGCGGAGCTAAAGTGTTTGGAAGCTATAAAATAACAATGATTGAATCTTCTATTCCTTACACAGGACAACCATCAACTTTACCTAGAACTAATAGTTTTACTTTTAATTTAAAATCTAACGCAACATCAACAGAAACGGGAGGCGGTCTTGAAGTTTTGGTAGGACCTGTTAATGTAAGAGCATGACATACGATGAATTAAAAACAAAAATTAGAGACTACACAGAAGTAGACAGTAATGTTTTTACTGATACTATTATAAATGGTTTCATTGAAGATGCTGAATTTAGACTACTTAGAGAAGTTGATTCTGATAATAATAGATTTTATGCTACAGCTACTTTGACTGTAGATCAGAGATATGTTCAAACTCCCGACGATCTTTTAATAGTTAGATCTGCTCAAATTGTAGACTCGAGTGGTGTAGGAGCAGGTACTGAAAGAGACTTCCTAGACTATAGAGATACCAATTTTATGGCAGAATATAACAAATCTGATGCTACAGGAGTTCCAAAATACTATAGCTACTGGGATGAAGAGCATTTGGTTTTTGCCCCGGTCCCTAATGCTACTTACTCAATTCAATTAAATTATATCTTGAAACCACAAGGATTATCTAGTACAAATGCTACTACATACTTAAGTAAAAAATTTCCCAACGGCTTATTGTATGCTTGCCTAGTAGAGGCATATGGATTTTTGAAAGGTCCACTTGACATGCTCCAACATTATGATAAAAAATACGTTGAAGCAGTTAAAGGATTCTCAATTGAGCAAATGGGAAGACGAAGACGAGATGAATATCAAAGTGGTGTTCCTCGAATTGGAAAACAATAAGGAGTTTTTATGGCAATAACACAAGCAGTATGTAGCAGTTTTAAAAAAGAACTTTTAGACGGAGACCACAGTTTCAAACAAACAGGTGGAGACACTTTTAAATTAGCTCTTTACACATCTTCAGCAACTTTAAATGCAAACACAGCAACTTACTCAACCAACCCAGGCGGCGGATCTAATACTGAAGTAGCAAACTCAGGTACTTACTCAGCAGGCGGTAAAGCATTAGTTAACACTGGAACTTCAGTAGCTTCAGCAGTAGCAATAACTAACTTTTCTAATTTATCTTTCACAGGAGTAACTATCACAGCAAGGGGTGCATTAATCTACAACACAACTATGGGAGCTGGTTCAGGTACAACTGACGCCGTAGTAGTTTTAGATTTTGGTAGTGATAAAACTGCAACTTCAGGAACTTTTACAATTCAGTTCCCAGCATTCACAACAGCAGCAGCGATATTAAGAATATCCGGATAATAGGAGAAACCTCCTATGGCGGATAAAACTTACACAGTCACAGTCGCAACGGGGCAACTGTATAATGGCGGTGGCGCAACAGGTAATGTTTATTATCTCGACGGTGTTCGTGATATGGATATTGTGTGGACGCAAGGTGCTACATTAAGATTTAATCAAGACGCTTCATCAAACGATAATCATCCATTATTATTTACAAATGATTCATCAAATCCTAACTCTGGAAGAATAGAAACAGGAGTTGTTTATAATTTAGATGGATCATCAGTTCCTTATTCTGATTACGCTAGTGGAACTTTTAATTCAGCAACAACTCGATATGTAGAAATTACACCCGCAAGCGCACAAGATCTCTTTTACTATTGTTATTATCACGGAATAGGAATGGGAGGAGAACTAGATATTGTTAATGATGCATGGGGATCTTTAAGTTGGAGTACAGGTCCTTGGGGTAATCAAGATGATTTATCATTAACACTTACAGGACTTCCATTAAGTTTAAGTTTACAAAATGTTACAGCCACAGCAGAAGTAAATTCTGGTTGGGGAAGATCTACATGGGGTGCTTTAAGTTGGGGTGTAAGTTTTGCTAACGAAACAGCACAGCCAACTGGAATAGGCATGACCGCCACTTTAGGTGATGAAACAACAGCTGGAGAAATAAATAAAGGTTGGGGCAGAGAAGCTTGGGGTCGACAGGTTTGGGGAGATAATGAAAATTTTGTAGATGTTGATGTAACAGGAATTAGTTTAACAGCTAACCTTGGATCAGTAACAATTAGTGGTGAAATAAATATTGGTTGGGGCAGAAAAGAATGGGGAGAATTAGGTTGGGGTGTAAATACAGCAACCGCCAATGCTTCACCAACAGGAATTGGTTTATCCTCTTCTTTAGGTTCAGTATCTTTAACAACTGAAGTAAACACTGGTTGGGGCAGACAAACTTGGGGTGATTTAGGTTGGGGTATACCTGGAACTACAATCGCTCAAGGTTTTAGTTTATCTGCTAGTCTTGGTTCTGTAACCGCAACTGCTGAAGTAAATGCTGGTTGGGGCAGAAAAACTTGGGGTGAAGGTTTATGGAATAACGATGGAGACAATGTTGGTGTAGCAACAGGATTTGGATTAACTTCAACAGTTGCTGATGTAGGAATATCTACTGAAATTAACGTAGGTTGGGGAAGATCTACATGGGGTGCTTTAGACTGGGGTGGAGTATCTGATTCTATACAAGTAGCACCTACAGGAATAGGTTTAACAGCCTCTTTAGGATCTGGTATTTATACTCCAAATACTATTGCCTCTCCTACAGGAATAGCCTTGACAAGTGCAGTTGGTAGTGTAAGTTTAACAGGAACGGGGACGGTAAGTTTAACTGGAAATAACTTGACAACGTCTACTGGATCGCTTAATGCTTTAATCTGGGAAACCGTCAATACCGGCACAACCGCTACTTGGAAAGAGGTTGACACCGCAGCTTAAATTTAATAAAAATAACAAATCGGAGTAAATAATTATGGCGAATTCAACATCAAGTTTTTTAAAACTTACAGTTCAAGCAACCGGTGAAAACTCGGGAACTTGGGGACAAATTACAAACACAAATTTATTAATCGTAGAACAAGCAATTGCTGGTTATGAAGCAGTAGCTCTTAATGCTACAACAGGTGCAACATTAACAGTTTCTAATGGTGCGGTTTCCAATGGAAAAAATGCAGTATTACAATTAACTGGAACTATTACAACAAACGTTAACGTAGTTGTTCCTGTAGTAGAAAAAGTTTACATCGTAGACAATGCCACTTCAGGCGCTTATTCAGTAACAGTCAAAACATCTTCAGGATCTGGAGTAGTATGGGCTGCAGCTGACAAAGGCACGAAGATGGTCTATGGTGATGGTACGAACATTGTGGACACAGCTTTCACAGAATTATCTTCAGACTTCTCACCGCAACTTTCAGCTAACTTAGACACTAATGGTCAAAATATTATTATTGATAATACAAAAGCTATTTTAGATGAAAACTCTAATGAGCAAATTAAATTTGCTACAACAGGTTCAGCTGTTAACGAATTTTCAGTTACCAACGCTGCATCAAGCGGCAGTCCTGCACTTTCAGTAACAGGTGGTGACACAAACGTTGACATGACGTTAACACCAAAAGGAACTGGTAGAGTTACAATTAATGGTGGTGGAAAAATTCAACAAATAGCAGAAAAAGTAACTATAGCTGCAACGGGTACAACAGGCGTAACTAACTTTGATGTAGTTACACAATCTGTTCTTTACCATACAACAGCAGCTGCTGGTAACTTTACAGTTAACATTAGAGGTGATGGTTCTACAACTTTAAACAATATTATGGACACAAATGAGTCAATCACAGTTGCTTTCTTAGTAACAAATACAGGCTCACCATATTATCAATCAGCTTTTACAATTGACGGATCAAGTGTTACTCCAGAATATCAAGGTGGAGCTGCACCTTCAGCTGGTAACGCTAACTCTGTTGACATATATACGTACACTGTAATTAAAACTGGAAGTGCTGCTTTCACAGTATTTGCGGCTCAAACACAGTTCGCGTAATAACATAGGAGAAGAAAGAACATGCCAATAATTGGAGCAAGAGGCGCAGCCTCAGCAGCAGGATTCGGAGGAATAGGCGGCGGTGGAAAAAGTTTTATTGAAGCCACTGGTGGAACAGTAACTGAATTTGGTGATTATAAAGTTCATACTTTTACTTCATCAGATAATTTTGTCGTTTCAAAAGCACCTCCAACTGCAGGTATTTCTTATACTATTATAGCAGGTGGAGGAGGAGGCGGAGATGGATCTTCTTACACAGTAGGAGGTGGAGGCGGCGGAGCTGGCGGAGTTAGATCAGTTACTGACGATAGCCATCCTGTAACTGCCACAAGTTATCCAATAGTAATTGGGGGTGGAGGAGCTCCCGAAACAAATGGATCAGTTTCATCTGGTTTTTCAATAACTTCAGCAGGCGGAGGAGCAGGTCAAGGTGGATCTGGTTCTACAGGCGGATCAGGAGGCGGTGGAGGCGGCCCTTCAGGCACTGGAGCAGCTGGAAACACACCACCCGTAAGTCCACCTCAAGGTAATAATGGAGGAAATGGTGGCACAGTACCTAACTCTCCTGGAACTACATATAGAGGCGGTGGCGGCGGAGGAGCAACAGCAGTTGGAACTTCAGGCCCACCAGCAGGAGTTGGAGGAGCAGGAACAGATTTTGCACCCATATACGGCACACCCATAGGACCAACAAATACAGTTTTTGGAGGCGGCGGAGGCGGCGGCGCATCTAGAAATACAGGAGCAAGACAACCATCTGGCGGCGGCGGAACTGGCGGCGGCGGAGGCGGCGGCGGTGCTAATACAGGCGGTGCAGGTACAGTTAATACAGGCGGCGGAGCTGGCGGCGGCGGAATGCAAAATGTTTCAGGTGACCCCCCTTATCCAGGTGGATCAGGTGGATCAGGTAGAGTTTTAATAAGGTATTTATTTAAATAAAATTATGGCACACTTTTCAAAATTAACAGAAAATACCAACGAAGTATTAGGAGTAGTTGTTGTAGATAACAACGACATTTTAAAAAATGGTGTTGAAGATGAAGCTACAGGAAAAACGTTTTTAGAAAATGCAGTTAATTGGCCAGCTAATCTGTGGGTTAAAACTTCATATAATACAAAATACAATCAACATAAAGAAGGTGGAACACCATTTAGAGGTAATTTTGCTACAATTGGTTATACTTGGGATTCTGAAAATCAAATATTTTGGCCCCCTAAACCTTATCCTTCTTGGGTAAAAAATATTGCTGAAGCAAGATGGCAATCTCCTATTGGAGATCATCCAAATTTTAAATCAATTACGAGCCCTGAAGATATTTGGCCTGATAACGTAGATAATTCTGAAATGTTAACACCAAATGGTGATGGTAATTCCTATGAGTGGAATGAAACTACTTTGTCTTGGGATATAGCTTAATACACATTATTGAATTATATAATTAAATATTATATAATGATACTATGAAGAAAGACTTACTCAATAAGAAAGAGATATATTATGGAAGTATTAATATGCCTAAATATTTTGAAATAAATAGGTATGAATTAAAATCAGATATATTAATTTCTTTTATTGAAAAGAAAACAATTTCAAAAGATACTTTCAAATATGAATGTTTAGATTATGTTGTAAACCATTCAAAAACACATCAAACATTAATTAATTATATGATTGAACATTTATATCTAAAATATAAATTAAATTTAATAAATGTATTAAGTTTTGCAAATGTTTTAGATAAAAACGAACAATCTTTTTCTAGAAAAATTAAAAATTCTAAATATAAATTAGATAAGTCAAATTATGTTATGGTATATGGAATAGATGTTAATGATGATTGTTCTATTGTATTTGAAGATGAAAATTATTCAAACAATCAAGAACTACATCATTTTAATATAAATAATAATGAGTTTATATTATTTAAATCGACAGAAAGATTTTTTATTTCAAAAAATATTTCAAATAAAAAGAATATATTTTTGATAATAAATTTAGTAGATACATTATATTAAACATGAAATTAATTAATTATTACTGGTATTTTAAATCAGCTATTCCAGAGAGAATATGTGATCAAATTGTTGAATATGGTAAAAGTAAAAACAAAAACACTCTTGGTTTAATAGGGAGTCTTGGTGCTAAAAGAAATACAAAGAAAAAACCTTTAACAAAAAAAGAAATTAAAGATTTAAAAAAGAAAAGAAATTCTAATATTGTTTGGTTATCAGAACCTTGGATTTATAACGAAATTCATCCATATATAAACATAGCAAATAAAAATGCAGGATGGAATTTTGAATGGGATTGGTCAGAGGCTTGTCAATTTACAAAATATGGAAAAGGTCAGTACTACGATTGGCATAATGATTGTTGGGAAAAACCCTATGAAGATCCTAATCCTAATCGAAACGGTAAAATTAGAAAATTATCTGCAACAATTAATTTATCTGATCCAAAAGATTATAAAGGTGGTGAACTGGAATTTGATTTTAAAAATCAAGAACCAAATAAAAAATCTAGTACCAGAACTTGTACTGAAATATTATCAAAGGGTTCTTTAGTTGTATTTCCGTCTTTTGTATGGCATAGAGTTAAATCAGTAACGAAAGGAGTAAGGTATAGTTTAGTGATGTGGAATCTAGGTTATCCCTTTAAATAAAATGATAAAAGAAGAACTATTTAATATACCCATATGGTCAACAGAAATTGAAAATTTTATTGATAAAAAGAAAAAAATTGAAAAGATATTAAAATCTTTTCCAGAAGAAAGAACTGGAATTCAAACATTTTTAACAAATAGGCATATGGTAAGAGAATTTCTTTCTGAAAATTTTTCTAAAGTTTTTAATGAAGAATTATCTAATTTAGTTAAAGATTTAAATAAAAATATAATCGTTGATGATGTTTGGTCCATTTCTTACAAAAAGGATGACTATCATATGACTCATAATCACGGAACCTTGGGTTTGACTGGTATTATATATTTAAATATGCCAAAAAATGCTTCTAACACTTATTATATTCAACCTTGGAATAATTGGATTTCAGATAAAACAAATTATTTAACTTTTCCTATTAAAGAAGGAACCATGGTAATTATTCCAAAATTTATTAATCATTTTACTCTTCCAAATAAATCTAAAAAAATAAAAAGAGTTATATCTTGGGATATGAGTGTTGTGAATTAAAATGAATTTTAAAAAACAAAAATATATAATTATAAAAAATATTATAGATGTTAAATTATGTAAATTTATTTTTAATTATTTTTTATTAAAAAGAAAGGTTGTAAAAACATTATTTGATCAGAAATTTATTTCTCCATTTTCAATTGAGTGGGGAACTTGGTCTGATAAACAAGTACCTAATACCTATTCTCATTATGCTGACATAGCTATGGAAACTTTATTACAAGAGGTTCAACCAATAATGGAAAAACACACCAAATTAAAATTAATCCCTACTTATTCTTATGCAAGAATATATAAAAGAGGAGATGTTCTACATCGACACAAAGATAGACCTAGTTGTGAAATATCTACTACTTTAAACTTGGGTGGCGATCTTTGGCCTATTTATCTTGAACCTTCAGGTAAAAAAGAAAAAGCTGGAATTAAAATTAATCTAAAACCTGGTGACATGCTTGTATATTCTGGTTGTAAACTAGAACATTGGAGAGAAGCTTTTGATGGCAAAGATTGTGCTCAAGTATTCTTACATTATAATACATCTTCTAAAGAAGGTGAAAAAAATAAATTTGATGGAAGACCTTTTCTTGGATTACCTAATCAATTTAAAAAATTATAATGAAAATTGTTAGTAACAAAAATTTTTTATTAACTGTCGATAATCTTTTTACAAAAAAAGAATGTGAACATTTGTTAAACACATACAATAAAAATTGTATTTTACCTGAGAAAAATAGTAATTATAATTATTTATATAAGGATATTGAGGTAAATACTTTTCCCTTTTTGGAAAAGTTAAATAAAATAACTTGTTTGTATAGAGAAAAATATCCAGAATCAGATTTAGTAACAATGCCTTGGAAATTAAATTATTTAAGATTTAAACTATTTAAAAAAGGAAAAAGTTTTATTAACTTTCATTCTGAACTTTCTAAAAATTCTTTTCATAGATTTTTAAGTATTCAAATTTATTTAACAGATCATAAATGTGGTACTGAGTTTTTTAGGACCCATAAAACAATATCAAGTAAAATAGGAAGGGTGTGTATTTTTCCAGCTTATTTTACACATACACACAAAGGTCAACCTGATATAAAAAAAGAAAGAGCAATAATAACTGGTTACTATACTTTTTATGAAAAAATTTAAAATTAATACGCCTTGTGTTCTTTTTAATTTAAAAGAACATTTAAAAATAAAGAAAAAATTAATTACTTTAGTAAATATTACTAAAAATGATTCTCTTACTACAATTGATGAATATCACTCTGATTTAATACATAATTTAGATTTTAATTATTCTACTGATTTTTCAAGAAAATGGGTTATTTTTTTATTAAAATATTTAAATAATTATTTTAAAGATATTGCATTTAATTTAGGCTATCAAAAACATCTGATTAAAAACATTTGGTTTCAACAATATAAAAATGGTGGACAACATGGATGGCATACCCACGGAGGTAATTACACTGGAGTTTATTATTTAAATTTTTCAAATAAATGTGCAAGAACTGAAATTATTGATCCATTTTCTCAAAATAAAAAAATTACAATAAACGCTGTTGAAGGAGATGTAGTTATATTTCCTAGTTATGTTATACATAGAGCTACTAAACAAGTTAACAAAAGTACTAAAACAATCATATCTTTTAATTTAGATTTTGATAAACCTAATCAAAACATATTAAATAAAATTTCAGGTTTAAAACCTCATAACGCTTTTTAAATGTATATGAACAAGAAAATAAAAATAATAGATAATTTTTTAAATAAAAATGATTTAAAAGCTAGTAAAGAATTTATTTTTTCAAAAAATTTTCCTTGGTATTTTAATCCTTTTCAAACATTAGAAAATAAAGATTCTTCTTATTTTTTTCATATTTTTTATGTTAATTATAAAGTTAATTCAAATTATTTTAATTTAGTCGAACCTTTTATTAAAATTTTAAATCCACTATCTTTAATTAATATTAGAGCTAATTGTGTTATAAATAGGAAAAAATCAAATTCTGATTTTCATACAGATTCATTTGATTGTACTAAATTAAATCATATGACTTCTATATTTTATTTTAATACAAATAATGGCCATACTTTGTTTAAAGACAAGTCTAAAGTTAAATGTGTTGAAAATAGAATGGTTATTTTTCCATCTAGTTTAGAACATAAAGCAGTTGCACAAACAGATACCGAAAGAAGAATTGTTGTTAATTTTAATTTTTTTCCTCGTGATGATAATAAAAAAATTTTCTAGGTTTTTAACAGGAATAGAATATCCTAAAGAAAAAACCTCCTGGAATATTGCGGGTATGATAAAAGGTAGTAATGCTTTTTATAGATTTGATGTTAGAAAAATGTTTAAAATGCCGGATGGAACACCAGCACAGAGTGGACGTCTTGATACAAAAGCTCAAAAAATGGTTCTTGAAAGTGAAAAAGAATGGCTTATTCTAGATCTTGAAGAGCTTCATGAATATATACGTAGAGAAAAGAAGAAAGAACTCTACATAAACGATTTGATACCCAAGCTAGAATGGACTATATTTTTGACCAAAAACTAGTATAGTGAGTTATTATGGCATTAAAAAAAGTAAAATTCCAACCAGGTTTTGATAAACAAGGGACTCCCGCTGCCGCTCCAGGTAAATGGGTAGATGGAGACTTTGTTAGATTTAGATATGGCATCCCTGAAAAGACTGGGGGTTGGCAACAATTAACGAATGATCAAAATACTATACCTGGTGCTGCGAGAGCTCAACACACATGGACATCTTTAGCTGGAGAAAAGTATGCAGCCATAGGAACATCTCAAGGTTTATTTTTATATTACGGAGGTGCCTTTTATGATATTACGCCTTTGGACACTGCAATTACTGGAGGTACTTTTACAACTTCAGCTGCAGCCGCTGCTACAGTAACGATCAACAAAGCGGGACATGGTTTAGAAGCAGGAAGATATATTACTTTATCTTCTGTTTCTATGGGAGCTAACACAACATTAGGATCTTCTGATTTTACTACTTACGCTTTTGAAGTTTTAACTACAGCAACCAATTCTTTTACTATCAGCTTAACTAATCCTGCAGCCGGTGTTACAACAACAGAGAACAATGGAACAGGAATGGCTGCAAGTGGAGCCTGTACCATTAATCCTTACTTTATTGTTGGACCTACAACTCAAACTCTTGGTTATGGTTGGGGCACTTACTTATGGGGCGACTCTACATGGGGCACGGAACGAGCAACTTCTAATGTTGTTCTAGAACCAGGTAATTGGTCGTTAGATAATTTTGGAGAAACTTTAGTGGCTACAATAACTAACGGTAAATCTTTTACTTGGAATGCTGGAGCTACAAACGCTAGAACAATAAGAGCAGCTGTTATGACAGGAGCTCCTACAGCTTCACGGTTAACAATTGTGTCTGAAAAAGATAGACATTTATTTCATTTAGGAACAGAAACAACAATTGGAGATAGCTCTACGCAAGACCCAATGTTTATTAGATTCTCTGATCAAGAGTCAACATCTGTATATCAGCCAACTGCTATTAACACAGCTGGAACATTTCAATTGGATAAGGGAAACAAGATTGTAGCCGCTGTGCAAGGTAAAGATTATATTTTAATTTTGACAGATCAAGCAGCTTATGTTGCTCAATTTGTTGGACCACCATTTACATTTAGTATTAGACAAGTTGGAACCAATTGTGGTTGTCTTGGACAACACGCTGTAGCTTTTGCACAGGGTTCAGTATTTTGGATGGGTCGTTCAGGAGGCTTTTTTCAATTTGATGGTACCGTTAAACAATTACCTTGTTTAGTTGAAGACTTTGTATTTACTACAGGTGATGGAAATTTAGGTTTAAATTTTAATGCCACTGAAATTGTTTATGCAGGTCATAATAGTTTGTACACAGAAGTGAAGTGGTTTTATCCAAAATCAGGATCTACACAAATTGATAGAGTTGTTACTTATAATTATGGTGAAGCAAGTTGGTATACAGGATCTTTAGATAGAACAACGTATCAAGATGCAGACGTCTTTAATGAACCTTACGCAACTGACTATATACCAAAAGATCAAAGTGGAACCAACGATCCGTCTGACGTTCCTTTATTTCCTATATCTGGAATTACTGACACTTACGGAGCAACTGTTTATTATTGTCACGAAAAAGGTACAGATCAAATTAATAGCACAGGTACGAGTGCTATTGCTGCGTTTATTAGATCCTCTGACTTTGATATTGACGATGGTGAATTTATAATGTCAATGAGTAGATTTATTCCTGACTATAAACAAATTGTAGGTAACTCAAAAATCTCATTATTTATTAGTGATTTTCCATCTCAGACACAAACCGTATCACCCCTAGGGCCATTTACTATTACAAGCTCAACTACTAAAATAGATACTAGAGCTAGAGGTAGATTGTTAAGTGTAAAAATAGAGAACGAATCAGTAGGAGAGACTTGGAGATATGGATCTTTAAGACTTGATGCACAACCTGATGGTAGAAGATAGTGACTAAAATTACATCATACATACCGGAACCTACACCAGAATATAATCCACAAAATCAAAGACAAATTCTAGAATCCTTGACAACAATGAAGCAACAGCTTAATACTACATTCTTGAATGAACAAAAGGAAGAACTAGAAAGGTTTAATTTTTTTAATGGCTAATATTTATCTAAACGCTAAAAAAGATTTAACTGATACAAACCTTACAATTTTGTATACTTGTCCTGCTAATTCTAGAGCTATTATAAAATCTTTGTTAGTAACTGAAGATGCTAACTCAGGAACAGAAATTAATATTACACTAGTCGATGCTTCCGCAAACATCTTTAACATTGTTAAAGATAAAACTATATCAGCTAAAGCTACAGAACAAATTCTTACAGAACCATTAATTATGATGGAGAATGAAATTTTAAAAGTTCAAGCAACTCAAGCAAATGAGTTATTTGCAATAGCGTCGATTTTAGAAATGAATAGAGATGACAACTAGAATAAAATGCAAAACTGTTTATACTTGGCGTAATACGAAAACAGGAGAAATTTTTAAAGAAGAGAAAGAAGGATCTGATATTGTAAAAGATTGTACAGTAGTGGTAGATCCAGAAGGATTAGAACTAATACAGAAAGTAATGAATCAAAAAAATGATGAACCAAAGTCCTAAAGGCGGAACTGAATTACAATTAGAATACCTGTCTAAATACGTTGATAAAGACTTATTAGATAAAGTACAGATTACAACATCTGTGCCTGAAAAGATTCCATTACATCCAACTAAACCGAATGTATTATGGCAAAAGAATTCTTGGGATCAGCCCAATATCTACCCCTGGTTTAATGATCCCAAGAATACCAACAAATATGATATGTACGTATTTAATTCTCATTGGAACTTGGAACAATTTCGTAAAGTATTTAAGATGCCTTTAGATAAATGTACTGTAATTAAAAATGGTATTGATGAAATACCTATGAGAAAACCCTATCAAAAAGGTGAACCCATAAAGCTTATTCATCATTGCACACCTTGGAGAGGACTATCTGTATTGCTTGGTGCTATGCAACTTGTAAAGAGTGATGTAACTTTAGATGTTTATTCTAGCTGTGAAGTATATGGAAAAGAATTTGCTGAAAAAAATGATCCTCTGTATCAAGGTTTATATGATCAAGCTAAACAATTAAAGAATGTAAATTACATAGGATACAAACCCAATAGTTATATCAAAGAGCATTTAAAAGATTATCATGTATTTGTTTATCCAAGTATATGGGAGGAGACTTCTTGTATCTCGGCTATTGAATCTATGGCTGCAGGTCTTTACTGTGTGCTCACGGACTTTGGAGCTCTCTATGAAACTTGTGCTGAATATGCTTTGTACATTCCCTTTGATGATAACTACAAAGCTTTATCTCAAAAATTTGCTTATGCTATTGATGCGGTCGTACCAACATTATCTGACCCTTCTTTACATGAACATTTAATGTTACAATCAGAATACGCAAGAAAGTATTATGGTTGGTCTAAGCAATCTATCAACTGGAAACGAACATTGGAAGGATTACTAAATGCAAAATAATGAACCGATATGGTTTGGCGAAGGCGTTGAAACCATAGACTTAACTAATAAACCTACAATGGTAAACCCTAAATATAAAATTATGGTATGTACACCAATGCATGGTGGAGCAAGTATTCACTACGTACAAGCTATGCTTAAGTTTCAACAAGCTTGTATTATAAATAATATTGTAGTTAGCTTTACCTTACTTAAATCATCATTAGTTCAACAAGGAAGAAATTTATGTGTGGCTGATTTTATAAGCCACAAAGATAATTATACTCATCTTTTATTTATAGATTCAGACATAGACTTTCAACACAAGACTATTTTTACTATGTTAGAAAAAGACAAGGATATTGTAGCTTGTCCTTATCCTATGAAATTTTTAGATTGGGATAAGATGTTTAGAAAGCTTCAACGACATGGAGCTAAAGACGCTGATTATATGTCTAAACTAGGTTTTACTTTTCCAATTAAAATGAAAGATCCTAAGAAGTTTAATGTAGAAGAAGGATTAGTAGAAGTTACACATGCTCCTACAGGATGTATGTTAATTAAAAGAGGTGTTATTGAAAAGATGATAGAAGCTCATCCAGAGTTAGAGATATATCAACCCACTTTTATTAACGGAAAAGAAACTAAAAAAGATAATATGTATAATTTATTTGAGTGTTTACATGACCCTAAAACTAAAAGATATTTTGGAGAAGACTTTGGTTTCTGTCAAAGATGGTTGGAAATGGGCGGTAAAACTTATCTTTATGTGTTAGACTACATTACTCATGTAGGAGATCATCAGTATTGTGGTCGTTTTTGGGATGAACTAACAGGCCTCAAAACAGTTGACCCTGTTAAAAAAATCAAATAAAGTCTTATATTACAGGATTCTGCGCCTGCCTAACAATTAATTTAATGGAAATTATGGCTATATCAAGATCACAAATGCAAAGACAATTACAAAATCGGGGAGGTATTACTAACCTTTCACCGAGACAAAACTTTGGTTTAGGTAGTTCTTTGAAAAAATTTGTACGTAAAATTATACCTAACGAAGTTTCAAAAGTAGCCACAGCAGCAGCCCCCTTTGTTGCACCGTTTAACCCTGCTCTTGCAGCAGGTATGGCAGGTATAGGATCCTTTGATCAAACAGGTAGTATGAGTGATGCATTTAAAAGAGGTGCATTAACTTATGGTGGTGGTCAAGCAGCAAGATATATTGGAGGAGCAGGCTTTCAAGGCAATCCTTTTCAAGGAAATGCTTTAAGTAATTTTACATCATTCTCAAGTCCATTAGGAACACAAACAGGTTTAGGTAAAATGTTTGAACAAAGAAGAGTAGCTAATATAGGAAGAGATCTTAAAGAGATTGGTGAAGTTCAAGGATTAACAGGATCTGATGTAGGTGGAAATATAACTATGGCTGAATCAGCAGGAGGTAATATTGTTGATGAAGTTGCGTTAGATGTTACGGGAAATACTACTGAGAAAATAAAAGAAAATGTATTTAAAAGAATAATGAACGACCCAAGTGTATCTAATATAGGTAATGAAGCTTTGAACGCTGCTAAAAAAGCAGGTAAAGCTATCTTCTTTGACAAAGACGGTAACTTAGATAAAAATGTTTTATTAGGAACAATTGCTTTTACTGCTTCTTACGCAGAAGCAAAATCATTAGCGAATGATGTAGGTGTAGATTTAACTGAGTCTGAATATGACGAAACAAGAAAAGCAGAAAAACAAGAACAATATGCAGCTGATTTACAAAACTTTTTTGGCGGAAGAAAAGATGGTGGTCGAATAGGTTTTGAAAACGGTGGTATTGATATGATGGCTTTAGAGAAAAGTGTTAGGGAAAACCCTGAAATGGTAAATGAAATTACAGACTTTGAGGCTGGTATCTTTGAACCTAGTGAGCCAACAGACCAAGGTCCTTTCCCTATAGATAATGAAAAAAGAGATTTAATAATTTCAATGTTAGAAATGGGGACAGATGTAGATATAGTTAAACAAAAAACTAATGCATCAGATGAAGAAATGGGTGAAGCCATAGACGTTTTTAAATCTTTCAAAGCCGATGGTGGCAGAATAGGTTTAAGAGAAGGAACAGGTAGTAAAAAGAAATATGGTACGGGTATCCTGTCAGGAGTAAAACAAATAGATCCTTTGCAATCAGGTCTTAATGAATTGAAAATGGCAGGTGGTTTACCTATGGGCTTTACAAGATTAGAAAAATCTTTTTTATTTAAAAATTTAGCTAAGTTAGGCGGAGCAGATAGATCTTTTACAATGCCTCAACTATACAGAATATTAAGTAATCCAGGTAGGTTTCCTAGAGATGCTCAAGCATTAAAAGCTTTTTTAAAAATTAAAGGTTATCAAAAAGGTGGGGATGTAGGAACAGGATCTGAAGTGCCTGTAAGAACAAATGAAGCAGGAGTTAAAGAATTAGATTATAGACAATCAGGTGGCTTTGTACCTGTAGGAGTTAAAGAAAAAGCAGATGATGTCCCAGCAATGTTATCTAAAAATGAGTTTGTTTTAACAGCTGATGCCGTTAGAGGTATAGGCGGAGGCAGTGTTGAAAAGGGCTCAGAAAAGTTATACAACGTAATGAAACAAGCAGAACAGGTAGGTAAAGCATAATGGCAACAACATACGAAACACTTAGTAGACGAGCACCCTTTTTAGAAGCAGCTCAAGAAGAATACATAGATTTATTAACCAAACAGGTGGGTAGAGCACCTGGTACAACGGGTGTGCCTACATTGTCTGAATTAGGTCCACAAATAGCGGATCAAAATGTTTTAACTCAACAAGCTCAACAAGCGGCGGCCACACAAGCTGGTTTAGGTCAATTAACTTTTGGAACAGAGGGACAATTAACAGGAGTTGGCACAGGTACAGGCGTAGCTGGATTTCAACCTTTCTTAGATCAAGCAGCAGCTTATTCAGGACCAACAGCTTTTCAAGCTTTTATGTCTCCGTATCAACAACAAGTTATGGATACAACACTACGAGAGTTTGATGTTCAAGCACAAAAAGGTATACCAGCACTTCAAGCCCAAGCGGTAGCGTCCGGAGCATTTGGCGGTGGACGAGAAGGTGTTGCATTAGCTGAGTATCAATCAAATTCAGATAGAAATAGAGCAGCACTACAAGCACAATTATTACAACAAGGTTTTACTCAAGGTAATCAATTAGCAGCGCAAGGTTTTCAACAACAAAAAGGATTAGCATCTTTACAACCATCTTTAATTGCAGCTAACGTTCAACAATTAGGCGCAGCAGGTACAGGCGGATTAGCTTATAATCAAGCGTTATTAGATGCTCAACAACAACAATCTCAATTAGCTTATCAAGAACCTATCAATAGATTAAATGTTTTAGGCACAGGATTAGCTTCTCAAGCTGGTGGTATACCAATCTCAACTCAAACTGTACAACAAGGCGGAGGTGGTGGCGGAGCTGGACCATTATCACAAGCTCTTTCAACAGGCTTACAAGCTTATGGCTTGGGAACAATATTTGGAGGTAAATAATGATTTTAAAAAGACCTTCTTTTAGACGTGGTGGTAGTTCAGGTATTGGCTCTATAAGATCTAATTATTCTATAGGTGGTGGAATTATTCAAGGAAATCCTATGGGAAGTAGAACAGGTTTTGTTTCTCCTTTTCCTGGAATGGAATACTACGGTGAAAAACCTAATATAAGAACAAATCTACCTCAATCAACTCCTTTTGGAAATTTTATGAGAGGAGCCGTTTCTTATGGTGCACCTATAGTAGCTCAAACAGGATTAGCTTATCTTAATAAACCTAAAACATTAGAAGAAAAAAGAGTAATGCAACTAATTTCAGATGAAAATGCTCTTAGCGGAGAAGCAACAATGCCTAGCACACTTAAAGAACAAGATGCAAGAAGATTAAAAGCTTCTAAAGTAGGCGATGAGATTAGCTTTACAGACGCATTTTTCTTAGACCCTGAAACAAAAACATATCCTAAAATATTAGGTAGAAGCGAGGATAGAATAAAACTTGCACAAATAGAAAAACAAAAGAAAATAGATGAAGAACTAGATAAACCTCTAATGTCAGGAGATCCTACTCAGTTTACAGGTGAGGATGAACTTACCGATTTTGAAACACTAAAAGCGGCTCAAGGACCTGAAAGACCTGAAATAAATATTACTGAAGAGAGTTCTATTAGTTTAGATCCTAAAGAAGAGATTAGAAAAGAAGCAGATTTTTTAAAAGATTTATTAAAAAATGAAAGTCTTACAAGAGGGGAGAACGCTTTAATAATAGCAGAGGCTATTAAAGGAGGTGGTTCATTAAGTGATAAAATATCCAAAGCTGCAGACCTAGCTTTACCAACTGTTAGAAGAAGAGATAAACAAGATAAAGCAATTACTTTAAAAGCTTATGAATTATATAAAAGAAAAGAAGCCGAAGCTATCAAAGCAGGTAAAGCTACTCCTGAGATGAAAAATATTAAAACAATTGCTGAAGCAAGAAAAAGAAAAAACAATGATGAGAGACCAATAAGAGTTATTATGGATGAAGTTATTCTTGAACAACAAGGTGGTAAAGAAGGAACTAAAATAGTAACAGCTGCAGCTAAAGAGATTATAGATATAACAACTAGCATTGATAAACAAAGAGGTTTATTAGCAAAAGAAACTAACGAAAACAAAAAGAAAAAAATATCAGAAAAAATTGTAGCACTTCAAAAAGAGTTAGGAAGATATGCTACGTTTGATGGCTTTGATGAAATATACAGAGGTTATAGAAAATTATATTTAGCGGATGGTGGTAGAGTAAATAGAGCAAACGGTTCACCAATGGAAGGAGAAACAATGGAGGTAGCAGAAACAATTGCTGATACACCAGGTGCTCCCACTCCTGAAAGACAAGTTCTTAAATTATCTTACGCTGAATTAAGAAATAAATTACCAAAAGAAATAACAGATGATGTTGTTGAGCTATTAGCCAACAGCACGGAGGCATTACAAGACTTTGCTTACATTACAACGCAAGATGATGTAGGTAACTTCAATGTTAAATATGGAGTCAACTTAGTCATTCCTCCAGCAACCGCATAGGAGAAACATGGCTTTTGAATCATTTAAGGGCTTTAGCAACAATCAAGTAGAACAGCCGAGAGGCTCAGACGTTGGCTTTACAGATTATCTTATAGATCTTCCTGTTGGTGCAGTTAAAGGTTTAAGTCAAGCTGTACAAGGTTTGGTATCTTTAGGTGCAATGCCTATTGATTATCTTGCTAATACAGATCTTCTTACAAAAATAAATGAAGTCTTTGATACGATTACTCCTGATACTAAAACAGCTGTCGGAGATATTACATCAGTCATTACACAGTTTGGTGTTCCCTTCGGTGCAGCCGTAAAGATTGCAGGTGGTATTACAAAATTAAAAGGCATAAGCACCATGACTCAATTAGGTTCTTTGCCCACCAAAGCAGCTAAGGGAGCAGAGCTTGTAAAGAGAGCCGGTTACTTTGGAACGATAGGTGGTGTTACAGACTTTGCTGTATCAACACCCGATAAACTTGGAACACTTTCAGATTTAACGGGTCTTACAGAACGAACAGATCTATCAGGGTTGAGTGGTAGAGAAAGAGCTGTCGAAGAATTAAAAGGTAAATTAAAATTTGGTGCAGAGGGTGCTTTAATTGGAGGCGCTGTTCCTTTATTGCCAACAGCGGCAAGTGTTGGATTTAGATATGGTATTATACCTGGCGCAAAAGTTGTAGGCACAGTAGGTGGTAAAGCTTTAGAATATGTAGTGGATAAACCTTTAACATTAGCTATCAACGCTATCGTAGGTAAAAACGAAAAAAGTATTTTACAACAATCTTTAATTAAATCAGGATCACTTCTTAAAAAAGGCGCAGAGAAGGCAGGACTTACAGGTGATTGGAGACATAGACCCATAGATAGCGGTGCTATATCTCTTGTTAAAAGAAATCTAACTAGATTAGCAGATCAATTCAAATCAGCTAGAGGATTAACAGGTGAATTAAAATCTGTGCAAGACTCAGCAATAACTAAAGTAGCTGGTCAAGAGAAAACTTTAAAAAATATTGCGGGTCAAATAGAAGACGTTCAAAGAAACATTGTTAAAGATTTTAAAATTAAATTTGATAGTGGTGAGTCTATTTTAAAATTACAGGTAGAAAATAGTAAAATAAAAGATTTTATCTTAGCTTCAGGTAAAACTGCGGATGACATATTAGAAACTATTCCTAAAGAAGCAAGAGCAAACACAAAAAAACTAAAAGAAATTATTACAAAAACAAACGACAAGTATAAAATTTTTGGTGCAGATATTAAGAAGATGGCTATGTTAGATTATGATAGCTACACAAAACAAAGGTTTGGTGCTTTTAATAATAAAAAATTTAGATTTAATCCTTTATTAGAAAACAAAACATTTGATTTTTTTAAAGCACAAATGAAAAAAAATCCTGAAGTCATGGCACCTTTAATTAAAGCTGCGGGAGGTAATGCAAAACAATTAGATGCGCTATTAAGTCAACAGGCTAAAAATAAATTACTTAATTTTAAAAGTACGGTTATTCAAGATAATTTAAATCCTGCTACTATATTTAATTATATAGCTAAAGCTTCTGACGTAGATCCTAAAGCTGTAATGGGAGGAACAGAAACTGTTCCTGATGTAATTAAAAAAATATTATCTGTTGAAGAAGGTAGAACAGCAGGCGAGTTAATTAAAAAAGGAGCAAAAGATGCTTCGGGTAAATTAATTACAAAAGATGTTGAAACGTTTAATTCTTTAGGTGCAGGTCTTGATGTTGTTTTAAATCAAAGTAAACAAATGTATAGTAAGGCTGCATTTGATGATTACATTAAAACAGGTTTAAATACAGTAGCCAATCCAAGAGGATTAATACACACAGCAGAATCAATTGCTCGGTTAAATTTAAGAGATGGTCCAGGTATTATGCCTAACTTAAAAAATATAGCGGCTAGAGAAAAATTACCTGATGCTGTTACAACAAGTGAAATATTTAGTGGTCAATACTTTGCAGCACCTGAGATAGCAAATGCTTTAGTAGGAGCAAAAGAAATTACAAGTAGTTTATACAGCGTGCCTTTTTACAAATCATTTATGGCATTAAAAGCAGGAGCACAGATCTCTAAAACTATTTTATCACCAATGACACAGATAAGAAACTTTACAACAGCTTCTATGTTCCCACTTGCAAATGGTTTAATTGGAGGTCGAATAGGATTTAAAGATGCATGGGGTTTAACAATTGGAGATATCTTTCAAGGAGCAAAATCAACTCCTGAAAAAATAGCAAAGATTGAAAGACTTATTGAACGTGGAGTTATTGATCAAAACATAAATGTTCAAGAGATGAGAAGAGTTTTAGAAGCAACTAAAGATGGAAAAATAAGTTTTAATAAAATGATGAACACACCCGTCATGCAAAAACTTACAGACATCTATCAAGGAGCTGATAACTTTTGGAAAATATACACAGATAACTTTTATCAAGGCAGTTTAAAATCTGCTTTTGGTGATCCTGAAGCTATAATTACAGGAGCAAAAGCAGGAACTCAAGCAGCTAAAAATGCAGATACATTTTTTAGAAACTATGATGAGTGGTTTGAAACAATAGCGGGTAGAAAATTAGATAGAGTTGATGCTTTATCGGGTTTACCAAAAACACCAAAAGAAATAGCTGAAGAAGCATCTGCTTATTTAGTTACCAACACTGTACCGACTTATAGTAAAGTACCATTAATTATTGAGAACGTTAGAAACTTACCACTAGGTAACTTCGTAGCGTTTCCTGCTGAAATATTAAGAACAACATCAAATATCGTATCGATTGGTGCAAGAGAACTTACAAGTACAAATCCTTTTATCAGACAAATGGGTGCAAGAAGATTAGTTGGTGTGTCTTCAGTATTAGGAGGAATTGGCTACACAACTAAAAAAGGTGCACAATATTTAACAGGAGTAGATGATGACACTATGGACTCTTTCCAAAGGTCTTTCGCTCCACCATATCAAAAAAACTCAACGTTAATACCTATGTCATCGCCAGATGCAAATGGTAAATTTAAATATTACAATTTTTCATACTCTAATCCTTATGACACTTTAGTTGCGCCTGCGAACGCCGTGTTAGCAGCTTTTAGTGAAGGAAGATTAAGAAAAGATAATGCAACTTCTATTGTTATGGATGCTTTGTTTGGCGGTGCCATAGATCCTAATAAAAGAAAAGGTGCGATCACAGAATTTTTACAACCTTTTATTACAGAGTCGATCGGTACTGAGAGAGCATTTGACGTAACTGTAAGAGGTGGCAGAGATTCTAGAGGTAAAGTAATTTACTATGAACAAGACGGTGCTGATGTAATTCTTGCAAAATCTTTAAATCATATCTTAGGTGGTTTATCTCCAGGTGCTGTAACATCTTCTTCAAGAATATGGGATGGTGCTACAGGAAGATTTAGTGACTATGGAACTCAAAAAGACATGAGTGATGAAGTTGTAGCTTTATTATCAGGAGTTAGAGTTGAAGAAGCAAAACCCTTAGCAAGTGTTCCTTTTATTCTTACATCATACAACAAAGATAAAAGTAATGTTAGAAGTAAATTTTCAAGAAAAGCATACTCTGCTAGAACTACACCTGAAGAAAAATTAGGAGCATTCTCACAATATATTGTAGAAAGTTATGACTCTCAAAATAAAATGTATCAAATTGTCGAAGACGCACAAAATTTAGGTATTGGTCAGAGAGAACTAAGAAAATTATTTGAAAAAAGATTAACTAAAACAGAAACAAGAGCTTTATTTAGAGGAGAATTTAAACCACCAACTTATAGTAAAGATGCATTTAAATCTACAGTCGAAAGACTTGAAGGTGAAAATCCTTTTGAAGCAGCAAAAATTGAAGAACAAAACGATGTAGTTATGGATATTTTTGATGATGTCCAAAAAGATTTAAGAAGATTTGATTTAGGTCAATCTTTAGATATATTACAACTTGAATTAGATGAATCATTAAGTCCAGGTGTAGAAGAAACTAGAGATCTTAGAAGTAATTTAGTTGCACCAACAACAGGTATTGAACAAGTTGCTGAGTTACCTCCTCCTCCACAAATAGGAGCGCCGGTAAATCAACAAGTGGCTGCCGCAGGTAATAGTGTAGGCAATCAATTTAACTTATTTGCTAATAATCCTAACGCGAGAATATTATTTCCATTTGGATAGATTATGATTAAACCAATAGAAGGACTAGAAGAGATATATCAAAGTAAATTTTTTTCTCCTGTGAAAACAGGGATTAATTTTATTGGTAAAAATTTAACAGGGATTCCTTTAGTTGGAACAATAGCATCGGGTATAGGATCTATGTTTCAACCTATGTCTCCAAGAGATAAACTTATGCAGTCACAATTTTCTGTTGGTGGTAATCCACAATTAGTTTCTACCTATGGTGATAACAGATCTGGTAACTTAGGAGGACAAGATCCTTACGGTATTAACACTGTTTCTATGTTTGGAAACTACCCTGTGTATGCTCAAGACAAAGTTGCACAATTAGCAGCCAAAGGAAATCTAACACCTTTTCAACAACAGAAAATGCAATTTTACCAAGATGTTATTAACGAAGAGTCAGCAAGAATAGATAGAGATTATCCAGGCGGAACAACTTTTGATTTTACAGACTATGAACAAGACACCGGAGGAGAGGTAGGAGGCGGAGGAGGATACAGTCAATCATCAGTAGATGCCGGAGTTCAATCAGCGGAGGACGATATATAATGACTAAAGACAATGCACTACAACGAATAGACTCACATGAAAAACTCTGCAGAATTATGCAGAAGCAGACTCATGACAAAATTCATAAATTAGAATCACAAATTACAAGAGTAGAGAGAATATTATTAGTATCTATGGGAGCAGTCATTACAGGTATGGGTGGTGTTATTTTAGTTCTCTTACAAAAACTTTAGATCCAATCTTTTAATTCTTCACCCATAATTTGATTAGCAATATTTATTTTTTTACGTAAGGCTTTTACAATTCTTTCATCAACAGTCTTTTCACAAATAATATCTACATAAGTCATTTTTCTTTTTTGACCTATACGATTAATTCTAGCTTCTGACTGTGTTCTTTTCTCAAGGTCGTAACCATTAGAATAATAAACCATAGTGTCAGCTTCAGTTAACGTGATACCATAACCACCCGTTTGAGGCGTACCAATAATAAATCTAACTTCGCTCTCAGGATCTTGAATTTGTTTTATAGCTTTCTGTCTATCGTCTGTAGACGTGTCACCATAGTAAGTAACATAAGACTTATCCCCAAATGTTTTTTTAACATGTTTAACTATTGTTGCTATATCGTTCCTCCAATGTGCCCATATTACAACTTTACCCTGTGCTTCGTTTAACACATCAATCAAAGCGTTGACTCGGTCATTTTTAATCTCAGTAACTTTTCCTGTATCAGATTTAAAATGTCCGCAGGTAATTTGTTGTAAACGCATTAGCTGCACCAAAGCTGTAGCTGTACTCATGGTCTCTCCATCTTGAATAGCCAAAGCCATTTTCTTCATTTGATCATATAATTTTTGTTGTTCCGGTGTGAGCTGTATAATTCTTTTTTGATAAGTATAAGCAGGTAGATCTAAACAATCTTCTTTTAATACTCTGTAAGAAAAAGGTTTAATTTTTTCTGATAGTTCTTCTAGGTTCTTATACCCCACTACAATCTGTACGGATCGTCCACCAAAATTAGCTGTAGCCATTTTAGCATAACGAGTTCTAAACGTGTAATAAGATGAATGGCCTAACAACCAAGGATCAAGGAACTCACATTGTTTATATAAATCTAATGGTGATTTAGTTACAGGAGATCCTGTAAGTATTCTTCTATACTTAGACATCTCACCAAGCTTTACAATATTTTTAGTTCTCTTCGCATCAGGGTTTTTAATAGTAGTTGATTCATCTATAGCCATTAGCGTGCTGTGAGAGTTTAAAAATCTTTCTGCAAACTCTACACCTTTTGATGTACTAAAAGCTTCTACATTCATAATTAAAATATGAAGATCTTCACCTGTTTTAAATAAACTATTTAATAATAATTTTTGTCTCTGACTTTGAGTTGCTTTCCATAAGACTGTGTTAGTTTCTATATGATCAGGTAAATGAGTTGGTATCTCACTATCAAACCAATTTTTATACACACCCTTTGGTGCTATTAATAAAGCTCCATTGATCTTACCTTTATCATAAAGCATAGCGATATTATCAAGAAGTACCTTAGATTTACCCGTACCCATTTCCATAAAGTACGCAAATACCTCTTTATTCCAAGACATTTCTAATGCCTCAAGCTGATGCCCGTAAGGTTTCGTTTTAAATTTATAATTCATTTTTCTTTCTTGCAATGTCTTACAATAATTATTATAACTAGTCAAGAAAGGTTATGAAATGTTAGGATCTATAAACACACCTATGAACAAAGGTGTATCTTCAGTAGTCTACGTAATACAAGAATTACCAGGGACCAGAATAGGCGCTCCAAAATTTAATATTATGGGGGCAAGTAGGTATGGTAAAATAGTAACACTATTACCTGAAAATTCACAAATTATATTATCACCAGGACCATTGATTTATAAATTAAGAAAATTATTAAAAGACTATAAATCCACAGACTATTTATTATTGACAGGAGATCCTGCAATTATAGGTGCAGCGTGTTCTATAGTTTCTGATCTTACCAATGGTAGATTCAATCTATTAAAATGGGATAGACAAGAAAAAATGTACTATCCAATAGAAATCAATCTATACGAGAAGGGTGAGATTGAAGAAAAATCTTGACATAGGATATTAATCCATTATATATAACTTATGAAAGGAGAAAACAAAAATGATAAATCTCGAGGAAGACAAGTTAGAGTCGTTAGCGAATGTTAATGACGCTAAATCTTTATCTGCGCAATGTGTAAAACTTCAGGCAACTGAAACAGATCTCAAAGCTGCAGAAGAACAAGTCAAAAAACTAAAAAAAGAGGTAGACCATTTGTCTGGTGAAGTCATCCCAACGATGATGCAAGAGATGAATTTAGCTACTTTAAAATTAGCAGACGGTTCCGCTGTTGAAGTGAAACCCGTCTACGGTGCTTCTATTCCTGTTGCAAAAAAGGAAGAGGCATTTAACTGGCTTCGTAGTAATGGCCTAGGGGACCTTATTAAAAATGAGGTAACCGTTTCCTTCGGTCGTAACGAAGATAACAAGGCAGCAGAATATGCTGGTCTTGCACAAGGTCAAGGGTATCAACCTGTCCAGAAGTTAAAGGTTGAACCTATGACACTTAAAGCATTAGTCAGGGAGCGTATCGAAGCTGGACAAGATATGCCCTCTGACCTATTTAACGTGTTCGCAGGAAACCGAACAAAAATAACAAGGAAATAAGAAAAATGAGCAAAGAACAGCTAATGAAAAAGTCTAGTGCAGGTGCACTAGCCGTATCTAACCTAGAGGCAGATGCGAATATGGGAATGGGAAACATAACTCAAGAAGATCTTGCGTTACCATTTCTTAAGATCCTGGGACAGCTTTCACCGGAAGTTAACAAACGAGACGGTAAGTATGTCGAAGGGGCAACACCTGGCATGATCTACAATACAGTTACAGGTGATTTGTTTGATGGTGAGAAAGGTATTCAAGTAATACCTTGTTACTACAAACTAGAGTATGTTGAATGGAAAGATAGAGGTAAGGATGGATCGGGTGCTCCGGTAAACATTTATCCTTCTTCAAGTGATATACTTTCAAAAACAACTAGAGGTGCAGACTTCAAAGATAGATTATCAAATGGTAATTACATTGAGAAGACTGCGCAACATTTTGTTATTGTTAGTGGAGACTCTCCAGCAACAGCGTTGATCGCTATGAAATCTACTCAGTTAAAAACTAGTAGAACTTGGAATAGTATGATTCAACAAATTAAGCTGAAAGGTAAGGATGGAAAACTCTTTACTCCAGCTGCGTTTAGTCATCAATATCATTTAAAAACTGTGCAACAGTCTAACGACAAAGGCACATGGTTTGGATGGTCCGTAAGTAAAATTGGAACTGTGCAAGATGGTGCTCTTTACCAACAAGCCAAAGCGTTTGCGACTAGCATTTCTAAAGGAGATGTTAAGGTAAAACATGGTGAGGAAACTACAGCTCAATCCGATAAGGGAACGCATTACTAGTTTCTCCCTCGAGAGAAACAGGGTCGGTGACGGGAGACTTGATCCGGCCCTGAATGATGACTTATGGAAAAAAGATTTGTAGAGATATTTACAGGATTAAAAAGAGATTATGGGTATGCTGACCCTCAGTCTGCGTACAAAGATCCCTCTACGGGTAAATTAAAGATAGAACATTTTTGGGCAAAGCAACCAGTTACAGAACAAGATTACGAAAATCATTTAAAAGGAGTTAAGCCAATAGGTATTCAACCTTGTGATGATGAAGGTATGGCTAGGTTTGGTGCCATAGATATTGATTCAAAAGCTTATGATCAATTTGATACAAGAAAATATTTAGAGATCATAGATAAAAATAAAATTCCTGTCATACCAGTAAAATCAAAAAGTGGTGGATTACATTTGTATGTATTTACAGATAAACCTGTCAAAGCTACATTCATTAAATCATTTTTAGAAAAATTATTATATACATTTAATCTTAAGCCAAGCACAGAAGTTTATCCTAAACAAACAGAACTAGACCAAGGTGCTAACAGTACATCAGGTAACTTTATTAATTTACCATACTTCAAGAAACAAGAACGAGTTGGTCTTAACTTAGACGGCACAACATTTACATTTGAACAATTTATTAAAGTCATAGATGCAAATACAAAAACACAAGAAGAACTAAATGATTTTATCAATGGTCATATCAAAAATATTTTAACAGGTGGTAATGAAGAATTTGTAGATGGTCCACCTTGTTTGCAAATTATAACTAAAGACCTATCGGCCGATAATAAGTTGGGAGATTACAGAGACAGATTTTTGTACAACTATATGGTTTTTGCTAAGAAAAAATATGGTGACATTTGGGATAAAAAAGTATTGCAAGCAGCTAGAGATTATATTGTTTATGATAATGAATGGGGCGATGAAAAAGTTAAGAAAAAAATAAAAGCGTGGGAGAAAGAAACAGCAGGACATACTTGTGATGAAGAACCTATACATGACCATTGTATGAAATCAGAGTGTGCCAAACGGCAGTTTGGTTTCTTATCTGATAAGATAAAAAGATTCCCACCACTTACAGCTTTAATTAAAATTAATTATTCTCCTGATCCAGAATTTAGATTTACAATCACATATGTAGATAAGAAAGAAGGAGAAGTTAGTAAACAAGTTATAGCAAGAGACGCCACTTACTTTACCAACCAAGATAGACTTAGAACATTGATAGCTGCACATACACCTATCTTCCCACCAAGAGTTACAAATAAGGATTATCAAATAATTATGGAGAACTTATATGAAACACAAAATGTAGAGAGTCCTCCACCTGGAACATCAGATAAAGAATTATTACAGAAACATTTAGAAGAATATGTAACAGGAGTACAAGCTGTGAGTGATACGTCTTTTAGAAATGGCAGCACATTGATTGATGATGGCTTTGCTTATTTTGTTTTAGAACCTTTCTTTAATCATCTTAAGAATAAAGAATGGAAAATTAAATTAACAAAGACAGGTAGAATGATGGAAGACTTTTTTAAAGCTGAGCTTAGTGTATCAAAAAGATATCCTAAAAAAGACTCAGATACTAAATCAAATAACCCTGTCAGATGTATAAAAATATCTATGCAATACTTTGATGAAGAAGATAACGAATTAGAAATCTTAGATATGAAAGATAAAGAGGATATTCTTTGATAACTAAGATCTATGGTCCACCAGGCACAGGTAAAACAGAAAAATTAATTAGAAGAGCAATGGCCTATATTAGAATAGGCACCCCACTAGATCAAATAGGTTACTTTGCATTTACAAGAAAAGCAGCTAACACAGCAAAGGACAGAATGTTAGAAAAAAATCCGCAGTACAAAAAGAAAGATCTACCATACTTTAGAACGTTTCATTCTTTGGCTTTTCAAAAACTAAGCCTAGACGAAAGTAAAGTTATGCAAGACTATCATTATGCAGATCTAGGTAGGATCTTAAGTATTAGAGTTAATGTAAGAAAAGATGTAGATGCATCACCTTATTTAACTTGTGATAACGAATACTTTCAAATTATTTTAAAAGCAAAAGAAAAATGTATTTCAGTCTGGGATGAGTATTGTTCTGGTGAATATTCTTCGTCGGTTAGATGGGGATTGTTAGAACACATTGAGGCTAATTATAATCAATACAAAAGAAAAAATACCCTACTAAATTACTCGGATATGATAAATCAATTTGTAAACAAGCCTCATCTTTGTCCTAGTTTTAAAGTAGTCTTTGTTGATGAAGCTCAAGATCTATCACCCCTACAATGGAAAATGTATGACTTATTAAAATCAAACTCTGACGATGTTTACTTAGCTGGCGATGATGATCAAGCTATCTATACTTGGGCAGGTGCAGATGTGAATAGATTTATTAATGAGCCTGCAAAAGAAAAAGTTTTATCTAGATCAAGACGTATACCTAAAAAGGTTCAAGAACTTTCTTCTGTTGTTATAAGTCGTATTCGTGGATTAAGAGCGACGAAACATTATAAAGCAAGAGATGAAGAAGGTAAAGTAGAAAAGATAAGCACATTAGATCATTTAGATTTATTGTCTAACAAATGGTTAATCTTAACTAGAACTTTAAATAGAGCTGAAGAGATTTGTAAAATTTTAAAAGACAAAGGAATCTATTTTGAAACTAAAAAAGGTAAAAGCTATAATGTAAAATTATACAAGGCTATCCTAACTCATATGCAATATATTAATGGCGAAGAGATAACAGAGATCTCTATGAAAGATCTTTTAGATTTTGCTGATAAAGACGATTTACAAGATAAGAGTTTAAAATGGTATGAAGTATTTAGTAAAGGTAATATTTTGGAACGGAATTATATACGATTAATGCTTTCAAATAAAGAAAAACTTAATCAAGAACCGAGGATCAAAGTTTCTACAATACACGCAGCTAAGGGTGGAGAAGCAGCTAATGTTATTTTAGTTTTAGATAATGCTAATAAAATAAGACAAGCTGTGATGAGAAGTATAACAAAGAGTGACGAAGAGCATAGAGTATGGTATGTAGGAACGACGAGAGCAAAAAGAAATATTTATTTATTACAAGCAAAAATAGAAAGGAAGGGATATCAATTATGACAGATCCAGATGGATTAGAAAAAGCGTTTCCACAATCAAGACAAATAGGTGGTTCACATTATAAACATTTTCACATTCAGCCGTACGAATTTATTTCAAAAAATAATCTTTCGTTCTTTCAGGGCTGTGTTGTGAAGTACGTTTGTAGATATTTACATAAAGATAAAATTAAAGATTTAGAAAAGATAATTCACTATTGCGAATTGGAGATATTAAAGTTAAAAGATACTAGAAATAAAAAATGAAAGTACCTTTATTTGAAGCACAAACAGAGTGGAACGAACCAGAAGAATATCCTGATCTAAGACAATATGATGAGATAGCAATTGACTTAGAAACTAGAGATCCTGATTTAAAATCTAAAGGATCTGGAGCTGTAATTGGTAATGGTGAAGTTGTAGGTATAGCTGTAGCTGTGCCAGGTAGAAAATTTTATTTTCCCATAGCTCATGGCTCAGGACCCAATATGGACAGAAAGCGTACTTTAGAATGGTTCCAAGATACACTTAAAACAAAAGCTGTTAAAATATTTCACAATGCAATGTACGACGTGTGTTGGATTAGACAAATGGGTTTGAAGATTGAAGGACTTATTGTTGATACAATGATAGCAGCATCATTGGTTGATGAAAATAGATTTAGATATGATTTAAATAGTTTATCATGGGATTACTTAGGGCATGGTAAGTCAGAGGCTGCGTTGAATGAAGCAGCTAAGTCAAGAGGATTAGATCCTAAAGCAGATCTATGGCAATTACCAGCGATGGAGGTCGGATCCTATGCAGAGAAAGATGCTGAGTTAACTTTAGAACTTTGGCAAATATTTAAAAAAGAAATTATACACCAAGACATTGAATCTGTTTTTAATCTTGAGACAGATCTTTTTCCTTGTCTTGTTGATATGAAGTTTCTTGGTGTGAGGGTAGACTCAGATAAAGCTTCTCGCCTAAAGCAAGAACTAGAAACAGAAGAGAAGAAAATACTATCATCGATAAGTAAACAAACCACATTAGAACCTCAGATATGGGCTGCACGAAGTATTGCGAAAATATTTGATAAACTTTCTTTGCCATATGAACGTACTGCTAAAACAGGTGCTCCTTCCTTTACTAAAAATTTTTTACAAGAACACAAACATCCTGTTGTGCAAATGATAGCTAAAGCTAGAGAAATTAACAAAGCCCACACTACATTTATAGATACCATATTAAGATATGAACATAAAGGTCGAATACATGCAGATATAAACCAAATAAGATCTGACCAAGGAGGTACAGTTACAGGTAGATTCAGTTATCAAAACCCTAACTTGCAGCAGATTCCAGCTCGTAATAAAGATCTAGGTCCTTTAATTAGATCTTTGTTTTTACCTGATGAAGGAAAAACCTGGGGATGTTTTGACTACAGCCAACAAGAACCAAGACTAGTAGTTCACTACGCATCTCTACATAAATTTCCATCTGTATATGATGTTGTAGATCAATATGAAAATGATACTTCAACAGACTTTCACCAAACTGTTGCAGACATGGCAGAAATACCTAGATCTCAAGCTAAAACAATTAACCTTGGATTATTTTATGGAATGGGTAAAGCTAAATTACAAGCAGAATTAGGAGTATCGAAAGAAAAAGCTGCAGAATTATTTGATCAATATCATGCTAAAGTTCCTTTTGTAAAACAACTTATGAACTCTGCTATGAACAGGGCTCAAGAACGTGGACAAATAAGAACTCTACTAGGTAGATTGTGCAGGTTTCATTTATGGGAACCTAACAGCTTCGGTATGCATAAGGCAATGCCCCATGAAGATGCATTACAGGAACACGGACCAGGGATAAAAAGAGCATACACATACAAATCACTCAATAAACTTATACAAGGATCTGCAGCTGATATGACAAAAAAGTCTATGTTAGATTTATACAAAGAAGGTATAATTGCACATATACAAATACATGATGAACTTTGTGTTTCAGTTGAATCCGATAAGCAAGCTAAGAAAATTGTTGAAGTGATGGAGAATGCTGTTAAATTAGAAGTTCCCAACAAAGTTGATTATGAATCAGGAAAAAATTGGGGAACAATAAATGATTAATTATGGCTTATCTAAATGCAAATATACCCGTGCAATATGCACAAATAAAAAGGGAGTATCTTTATGATCTTAAAAAACATCATGGTGAAGTTGAAGACTGTATTATCTTTGGAATATCTGCAATCACAGGTAAAGCAATTCTCTTTCACGCAATCATGGAAAACGGTGCAATCTTTTATCGCTTACCAATTACGGCTTTTATTCAACGTGGCTTTAAACCGGAAGCTGTTCCGCTTCGCAGACTTGACGAGCTTCAGTTATGGAATTGTTTTAGTTATTATCCTTCTGTTCATTCTTGGGATATCTTAGACGGACAAGCCGGTAAATATATTGGCAAAGATAAAAAATGGCATCCAGGACAGTATTTATTTACTGTTGACTTTGCCCACCCCGAAAGTAATATCTTAGATACGGACCATTCAGAGATTCCGCACGAGCATAAATGCGCTCATATCATAGCCCTAGACGATGGGAACTATGCAGCACAACCTAACAATAGATGTATTTGGGACATACCTTCTTTCACAGTGAAAGATAATATTCCAGATTGGAAAGTGCAAACTAATGAATGGAATGTGGAAAACACAAGTAAATGGAAGACCGAAGATACGGATAACTTCTTTTACGAAATAGAGGAGAAGAAACATGATTGAAAAATGTAAAAA